AGGAAGATCATGATGAGGCCGAAGATGGCGGTGCGGATCATGCTGGCGGCTCGGGGAAGTCGGCGGTTGGGCCGGGGGTCCATGTGGCAGGGAAGTCACGCAACGCTTGACGGTAGGTCGCCCATGCTTCACGGTTACCGGTTGGATCATCGCTTGTTTGTGTCCAATCTGACGCAGTCAACATCGCATTTCTTGCGCGCCGCATTTCTGCTTCAAACCCGAGTAGACCATCACATTTGACCAGCATCAGTTGGTTCCCAAATCTATGATTACAAAGGACGATTCTGTAACGTTGTCAAGAGTCATAATGTCAAACGAACCCGTGTTTGCGTCTATCTCGATGTAATGGTTGCCGCCGCCGCCCGATGCTGTAAAAACCAGAGAACCAGCAAGCGTCAGATAACCGCCTGAAGTCAAAGTCGTTTCGATTGAGTCCCGGCGTGAACCCTCCACAAACACTCTGGCCCGTACAGTCAAAGTTGTCGATGGGTTGCCGCAAGTGCCTATTTTCACAAGACACAAATATTTGCGGCCCGAAACTAGCGTCGTGCTATCGATAAGGATGTTTTGGTTTGTGACTGTCACCGTCGTCGTAGTTGCGGTTGCGCCACCCAGACGAGTGTTGACCACCACGCCGCCGGGTAGCGCGTTCATGTCGGAGGCGGTCAGTACGTCGCCACTACTCCACGGATAGGTCATGACATCATCCTAATCTGTTCTGGTCAAGGACTCCGAGAACATCAGAGTCAAGTACGAACGACGAAAAATCAACCAACGGGTTCAACTCAAGTTCAACTGCTACAAAACCGGGGCGCCCCCTGAAACGTCTGCCAACCAAAAGACACTCGGCGGTGATCTCCGAACCACCCGTAGGGGTGTACGTCACCTCGCACGGTTGCCACAACCCGTAACGAACATCGAACAGTTCTGCCAACTTCACTTCGGACCCTTTAAAACCATGTGCCTGAATGACAGCGGTGGAGAAACTGATCGACCGAGGAACGAAACGATGAACGCTGTACCGGTTCGACCATGAACCAGCGGCATGACCTGCGTCGATAGTTGTACGGTTGACAGTGCTACTCGCAGAGATTGCACGCATCCCGTAAGACGCAACGCTCTCAGCATTAGAAGCTGTCGCAGTGACACCACCAACTGAACCGCTCGCAATCTGCGCATAGTTGAACAAGTCGTCATCAGAATAGTTGACAGTAATTTCATCAAACACGATCACATCCGAGGTAACAGCAGGATCGCCCGGACCTTCATCGAACTCAAACAGGATGCGGTTATCTTCGTCTCGCAACAGCCCCCGGTCGATGCAGTAAATCGTGTACTCAACTGTTGTGCTGTTCACTTGTCTGATGCCTGCCCAAGCAACAGATGGGCCAGCCGGTAAAACATTGTTTGATATGACATCAAGGACGGTACCCGAAATGAGCGATGTCATCGAGTAGTCGCCGTCAGGGCCTTTCGAGTCATCAAGGCGTTCTACGACCAGTTCGGCTTCGGTTACGCCACTGTAAATAAGCGGAAACGGTTGGAAAGTGTCGATAGTGTCGCCCAGTTTTTCCAACATGGCATCAACCGGCCCGGTGGCAGGAACCGATATTGTCACTGCATCGGGTGGTAAACCTCCGGCGACTGAAATCCCGTCGAACGCAGTGATGACCACCCTGCTGTTCGTGCCATCGTCCACAGACGAAAACTCTTGCACTACACCATCAAACACAATCGCTTGCTCGGTGCTAACCGACCCGCTGAACGTCGCAAAAATTTTGATACCGACACTGAACCAGTCAACGGCCGAATAGTCGCCAGTGCCGCCACCCTCCGCAGGTGTCAGGCCACCGTCATCGTTGTTGAGTTCAACGCTCGCCACCATTGAAGTCATGCGGCCCAACTCGACGTTTTGACGAACGTCTAACCCGAGAACTCTGCTAGTTACGTCAACCAAACTAACTGAGACGCCCTGAAGGTTGACCTCCCATGTCGTCTGTATCACGACCGGACCGAACCAGACACTGGGATGTTCACGCCACCGGTACGACGGGAATATTTCTCAATGCTTCGCACGACGTCAGCGCCATTTGACCCGACCGGCATGTTGACCTGCACGCTAATCCCAGTGCTACTTCTTCCCGTTGGAATCGGTGTCCCAAGCGCGTCACGTAATGCCGGGTCCATATTGCGTATGGCTTCGTAGAACGGGTCAAGGCTTGTGAACTGTCCCTGATCAAACGACGCGAAACGTTGACCCGAGAACGACGACCAGTTCTCTTTGATCGACAGGATGAGCAGGTCAAGCCGCTCAAAGTCGTTGAGATCTAGTGCTAGTTGGAACTCTTGGGCGATGGCCGAACTGAAACCGCCAACCTGTTGCTCTAAGGCGAACACTTCTAGTTTGGCGTCGCGTAGTGCGCCCTCGAATTCGTCGGTGCCTAGTTTGTCTTGCAGTTCGTCAATGGTGGCCTTGAACGCGTCGGCGGCGTCCTCACGTTTCAACGTGTTGTACAGGCCCTGTAGTTCTAGGTCCACCATGTCAACCACGCCGCGCATACCGTCAAGGCGTTGCGTCACCGGGTCAATCTCGTAGCGGGCCACCTCAGCCATCTTGCGGCCGGTGTTCTCAAACTGGTTCTTGAATCGGGCCAGTTCGCCTTCGGCTGAACCGACCACTTCGGCCACATCTTGCATCGCTGGGATAGCAGCGGCGGCGCCATCCTCGGCGGCGTCACCCATTGCTAAAAAGTTTTTGTTGATCTCGGGGATGTCATCGACTAACGGCAGTTTGTTCCACGCCCTGATCAGCAGGTTGATGGCGTCGATGACGTTGCCGATGACCCACTTGACAACATCCCACCATGTTCGGAAGTACCAAGTGAGCAGATCGACAGCTTTGCCAAAGATGTCGAACTTCTGTTGCAGGATGACGAACACGCCGATGAGGGCGGTGAACACGATGAGGCCGCTGGCCGCTTGGAGCGTGGTGAACGACCAACTCATTTGAGTGTTCACGGCGGTCGTGACAGCGCCTATGACTGACCAAGCCTTCATGGCCATGTTGGCGGCCACGATGAACGTAGCGAAGGTGCCCACGGCCGCACCGATACCGATGATGAGGTCTGTGTTCTCCCCTACGAAGGTCGCCATGGCTTCAAGTTTGGGTAGCAACGCTTCGATGATCGGGAGCAGGGCGTAGCCGATCGCTTCGGATGCGTTCGCTAGTTGTATCTGCATACGCTCAAAACGGCCCTGCACCGTGTCAGCGGCGTTAGCGGCGGCCCCACCGAACGTCTCTGACAGAGCGGTAAACACTTCGTCGGCGTCGGCCCCGGACGCTATGACAGCGGTCAGCGACGGGTCAAGACGTTTCAACGCTGTCATCTCGCCCTGGGCTGCTTTCGCCATTGCCTCAGTAACAGCGTTCAAGTCTTTGCCGGTGGCGGCTGCGATGTCTAGCGAGATTGCTAACAGGTCTTGGGCGCTGGTCAGGTCGCCGGTGCCTCGGACAAGGTTGCCTAGCGCCGGTCGTAGTTCGGCATCGGACACGGCCACGGCCAGTTCCATTGACGCTATGAACGCCTCATTGGCCGCTACTTGTTCGTCTGTGGCGCCGGTAGTGGCTTTCAGTTGTCGGGCTAGTTCTTCTTGTTGTGCGGCGTCCTCAACGGCGGCTTTGACGCTGGCCCCGGCGGCCACGGTGAGCGCTCCAAGGGCAGCGGCGGCCGGTAAAAACGCCTTTTGGAGGGCAAAGCCGACCTTCTGGCCTGTGGTTTCGAGTTTCTTGAACTCTCTGATGGCCTTGTCAATGCCTTGGGGCTTGAACTCGGAGACTAACGGGATACGTGCCATCAGATCTTTTCCACTCGTGTTTCAAAGTCGGCTAGGAACTTGTCGATGGTTCGTTGGGCCACGCTGTAGATCAGGTCAAAGTTGTTGTGGACAGCAGGCCACAAATACCGCGACGAGTTCGCCGGGTAGTTGCCGTGCTTCCCAGCGAGGTTGTCTAGGAACACTTCGCCTTTGTCGCCTGACGGGTTCGGGTTGCGGCCAGCGTTCTCATAGATTGCCCCGGCCGGGTCACGTTGGATGATCTCTAACAGGTCAATCCGGTTGCGCCCTTTGGGTGCCCCAAGGTTTGTTTTGGCTTGGATGCCGCTGTAGGCCTTTTTCGTCCATGTTCGGCTACCGCCTGATTGGCGTGCCAGATTCCAAGTGCCCCAGTTGCCGAGCGGTGAAGGTGTGGGTAGCAACGTCCGGGCTTCGGCAATGATCGGGTTCGCCACGGCTTTCATGGCTTTCGGGAACTCTTTGGCGAACTCAGGTTGGATCTTGCGTAGTTCCCGGACCACCTCGGCCAAGCCGTCAACATCGAGGTGAACACGAACGCTTGACTGCGCTGTTCCTGTCGATGTGCTAACGGCCATGATGCCGGTTCCGTTCTTCTAGTACGTCTGACACGGTGATCAGGTCACGCGTGTCAAACTCGATGTTTGGAGGCCACCAACCGGTGACAACTAGCAGTTCGGCTAGTCGTCGTCGGACGGTGCCTCGATGGTAGGGCGGGCCTGTTCCTGCTCAACCACTTCCACTTTGCGGATGCGCTTAGTGATGAAGTCATCGAACACGGCTGGGACAGTTAGCCCAGCGGCCCGGGATGCCTCGTATGCCAGAAACGCCAAATCCTCCATGCCGATGCCTTTGCCAAGGTCGGACGCTTTTGACTTGAACTTTCGTTCCCATGCAACGATGACCCCTAGGTCAGTTTCTACTTCGTAGGGGTCACCGTCGCCTTTGGGTGTGATCTTGAGTCGCAGTTCCATGAGATCAGCCTAATCGGATCAGGCAACGGCCCGGGTGAGGGCGCCGCCACGCACGGTGACATCAACGGTCTGAAGTGCGCCGAGCGAGCCGTTGATCGGGGTGTACGACTCGAGGTAGCAGCCGGTGAGTGTGTACACCGGGTTGTCGGCGGCCGGGGTAGCGGACGATGCACCGATGATCACGTTGAACGTGGTGCCGACCAGACCTTGGAGGATGTCCTCCACCTCGCTGGCCCCGTAGGACAGCATCATGGTCACGCTGATCTCGTTGTTCTGTAGACCGGCGGTGTAGGTGCGTGCCGAGTCGGCGAACGTGGTGGCCTCGAGGGCTTCGATGGTGCTGGTGACGGTGGCCGACGATGACTGGTCGGTTAGGTCGTTCGCGTCAATACTGACATAGGGCTGGGAAAGTGTGGTAACGGTTGCCATGCGGCTAGCTCCTTGTTGCTGAAACTCTGACGGTGAGGTCAAAGGCTGGGATGTTTTGATCTCCGATGAGCGCTACCGATGGGCGGCAGTCGGTCACGGCGAGTGTGGTTAGTTGTTGGATCGTGTCGGCGGTGGTCAACAGATAGTCGGCGGCGTCTTGGTTGCCGGGTGGCGCCGACAGGATGCGGCACAGGATGGTTACGTCAATGATGTTCGAGTTGAACCCGACGGCTGTTGGCAACTCGACGAACACGGATAGGGGGCGGGCGTTCCTTGGATCGGTGACGACGGCCAAACCGGCGTTAGCGAGCGCCGTGGTGACGTTGCTGTATGCGGCTGCGAACAGTCCTGTGGCGGCCATGTCAACCTACCTGAGGGCGGCCGACGCCTAACAGTTGCATGATTCGCCCCATAGACCCGAACGGCTGGGCCGTGCCCAACTGGTCAAACGATGCGAAAGAGTCCACCGAGCCACGTTCCCGATAAAGGGTGCCCGCATAAAGCACGGTGCCTTCTTTCACAGCGGCGTTGGGTGCGGTGCCCAAATCGTCAAAGTATCCGGCCTCGATGCGACGCCGGGAACAGAAAGCGTTGGAAGCGGCAGCGCATCGAGTCATCCATGCTGTGTCGTTCGCTGTGGCCGCCGCGATACCTAAGTATTCGGCAACGTCGTCTACGTCGATCCACGTGCAGGTTGGGGTGTATTGAAGGGTGCCACTGTCGCTGTCGCGTGCAATGTCGTCACCGGCATCTTGGAAGATGACCTGATTAGGCCGGTAAACGTCGGTATCAAACACCAGGTCACCTTCGGCGGTCACCTCGATCAGTTCGTATTCGGTCAGGCTCCACACAACATGGTTGCCGTTCAGTTGTGTTTGTGCCAGTCCGCTGATGTTGATATCGGAGCCGACGATTAGCCCGGTGAAGTCCTCCAGAGTCTGCACCACGCCAAAACCGTCAACACGTGCACTGTGCGTGATTGTGTATGTGGCCATGGCGTGGTGCAGTTCTCCGGGAGGTGCTAGGTGCTAGATCAGGTGATTGAGACGAACTTGGTGGGGTCGATCATGAGCGTGGCGAAGTAGCCGCGCCATGCGATCGTGCGGGAAAGGGTCGATGGGACATCGACGCTGATTGCGCCCTTCTGCTGCTCGAAGATCTCGAAGCCGGACGGGTCACCGATGATGACGGTATCGGCGGCAAAGTTCCGATCGACAACGACGGTGAGGCCGAATGCGTTGCCGGAGCCAGCGACCGGGCTGACCGATCCAAACGCGTTCATTGGGCCGACCTGTGGGAACAGTGGGCGGCCGGTCGAGTCGACCAACGTGCCGAGTGCTGCCCACATGTTCGGGGCGAGGAACAGGTGCGTAGCGTAGCCGCCGTTGCTGTTCGTCAGGATCGTCGAGGCCGCAGCGTAAATGTCGCTCACCCACTCGGATGCTGACGTTGGGTCAGTCAGAACCTGGGTTTGGGTCTGGCCTGCAAGGAGGGCATCGGCGGCCACGTTGTCGGTCGTGTTGGCGTAGATGCGGCCCATGTCATCGAGGACAAGGCTGAGAACGGCCGGGTCGGTCCAGTCGAGGTCTTGCTCGGAGATGGTGACGTAGCCGCCATAGGTGCCCTTCGTGACCTGATTGGAGGAGACGACGAACGTGCCTGCCTGAAGTGCAGCGTTCTCAGCTGACTGAACAGCCATCGAGGTGTGCGTGGTCACCTCGGGACGGATGAACACTTTGCCGCCACCGGGCATCGCCTTAGCACCGATTGCGTCGATGACGGGGCGACGGCCCGAAAAGTTGTTGTAGGCGGGCGAGACAATCGGGGTTGGCAGGATTCCGGGGGTGTCGGTCGTGACAACATCGGGGGCTGCTGCTCGGACCTGCTCGTTCATGCGGTGCCAAGTGTCGCCGCCTTCAATGGCAGCGGCAATCCATTCGGTAGCGGACGGGAGGCGTGCCTCACGCTTCGCTGCTGCGTAGATAGGTGCGGTAGGGACCACCTCGGGGGCGGCTTCAATGGGTGCGGATTCGGTCATTTCGGTGTCCTCCTCGGACGGTTCTGGGTTGGGGGTGTCGGGTGTCTCCTCCTCCGGGACGGAGGCGGCGATCTCGGTGATCTTGGCGGCGGCGAACGCTGGCTCAAACACAATGCTGAGTTCTGACCAGTTCGCTGCTTTCACGACGGTGGTGCGGCCGTCCTGTTCAACATCGGTGGGTTCGATGCCGATGCTCACGCTGTCGTAGGCGCCCATCTTCAACAGTTCCACAATGTCGTTACCTGCTGTGGTTCGGGCGATCTCGGCGGTGAACAACATGCCGTCAGCGGTGTCTTCTCGGGCCGTGACCATGCCGATCACTTTGCTGTTGTCATGTTCGGCAAGCAACCGGGGTGATGGGCCGTCAACTGGGAGCGCCCCGGCTTCGATGCGAACTGTCTGGCCGGTGCTGACGTTGGCGTCAACACCGTATGGGACGGCAATACCGGAGATAGTGCGCGGGGCGTCCCCCGCGGCGGCGTCAAGGCTAACGGACTGGGCGTTGAATCTGATCATGTGGCTTCTTCTCCTACTGGGCCTTCAACGGGTATTTCACCCATCATGTGTGAGCCTTCTATGTAGTGGTCGATGTTGAACTCGATGTGGCGGCCGCGGGGGATGATCGTGTCAAGGCTCAATGTTTCTTGGATGCAGTCGATGTATGGCTTGGCGCCGAATAGGACTAGATCGGTTCGGGCCTGTTCGCTGTTCTGGTACGTCATGCCGCCGACGCTGAGGCCAACCAGCCACGCCGGGACTTGACACACTCGGGCCAGTTCCAAGGCCGCATATTGTCGGGCCTCCATGAGCTGCAACGTGCTCGGGTTCGACTTGAACTCAACCCATGACACATGCTGGTTGAGGGCGCCCACGGCCCGTTCTTGTCGGGCTGCGGCCCACGCTGCAGACAGTTCGGACAGTTCTTCACCGGACATTGGCTCACCGTCCTGCTGTTGCAGGTACCCGGCGGCGATCTCCATGGAGGCGAAACGCTTGGCGGCCTCATCGAGGCGGTAGGCGATGTCAATGCTGCGGGCGCCGGTCCATAGCATCCCGTCGATCGGGCTGAGGAACTGCACGACGTTCGCCGGGTCAAGTTCCACGCCGTTTAGCATGATGTCCGATGACATACCGAACCACTCGGGGCCAGCCTGATCAGAGGTAGATACGTTGTCGTGTGGGAGCCATGTGAACGACGCCGGGAACCCGGTGGAGTAACGGCTGGTCACATACCAAAAGGCACGGCCCCACAGGGCGAGGTCTTTCACCGTGTTTGAGATGATGAAGTTTCGGGTCACGTTCGGATCAGGTCGCGTGAACCATGATTCGCCTTGGAGGTAGACCCGTTCGTATTCTTCGGTACCCGGGTCCCATTGGAGGCTGTATTGGCGAAGATCGAGGCCGCCGATGGTGGAGGTGATGAGGCCGAGGGCACGGCTCACGGTCGGTATCGACAAGGCCCGCTGAGTACCTGCCCCGACCGAGTAGGTGATCAGCGAGCCGGGACGCCCAGCACCACCAGCAGCCGCACGAACGGCCTGCGACGCGCCGAACGCTGGCGCCTTATTGGTGCGGAACAGTCCCACGCCGCCAAGGCTAGCAACTTATCCACAGGCACGCACGGATTATCGGGCCATGCCGATCATCGGCTTTCTGATCGCCGGTGTAGGCGCTGCGGCAAGACCGGCGGCGGCCACCATGCACCGGGTCATCTCGATAGGCCCCGGCGACTTCTGCGATGACAACGTGATAGTAGCCCCGCTACGCCCAGCCACAGCCCGGTTCACTTGCTCAGATAACGCCAACTGGCCCGAGTGCAGTAGGCGGCGTTCTAGGATCATGTTCCGAACGATCGCCGTGTAAAGGCCCATCTCTGACTGTCCGAACGTCACCATTCGCCTAGACAAATCCAACGGTGCAAGGGCGGCCAATCCGGGCGTGATTGCAAGTCGTGCCGTTTGATCCTCGAGGACGCGGTGAACCTCATCCCACATGGCCTGCCCGGACTCAACGACGAACTCGACACGCGTTTGGAGCATTCCATCGGATCGGGGTGCCACACGAACACCAACGTAGCGCAGATCAGTTAGGTCGCTGTCAACGGCCAAGATGCCGCCGTCGGGCATCGGGTCGTCGGTGCGTAACTGATCCCACAAGCCCGGAGACAACCAGCCCGAAGCCGAACTGATCCACTGGTTGCAATGGGCACGGGTGAACGCCTGCCGGTTCGGTGTCTCAGCCATACGGCGCAACCGTTCCACCGTGATCGTGGTGCCGAGCGCCGGGTTGGCCCACGACCATGCTTCAGGGCTGTCCGGTAGCCCAGGGGGCGGTGACCACTCAGCGAAGTACAGCGATGATCGGCGGCCCTCGTCAATCGCGTGGATTGCTTGCTCACGCAGCTGCAACATGACTTTCGAGGATTCGTCCCCGGCGGTGGACCACATCGACATCAACGGATTCGGTCGGGCCGTCATCGTCGGCCGGTAAGCGTCAAAGATCACCTCCGGGCCGATCGACCAGATCTCATCGAGGCAAACCAGATCCGCTGAGGCGCCGTGAGCGTTCTGAGGTGTTGCAGCCGTCACAAACCATCGGGTCTCACCGATCTCAACAAAGTTACGGCCATACGACCAGTTGATCTTCGCGCCGTAATGGGTCTCAAGGATCGGAGCCAGTTCCTTGAACAAAGCAAACGCCCGGTCAAGTTTGTGGGCGGCGCTGATCACCGTCTGAGGCCGCCCAGCGATCACCGGCATCTCGGTCAGCCACCAGCCGATCAGGGCCATCATGCCATAGGACTTGCCGTTCTGTCGGGCCACCGATACCAACGACTCGGAGAAGTCGAACTGGCCGCCCGGGTCATGCTCCAACTGACCATCCAACGCAAGCCGTTGCCACGCCATCAACTCCCCCGGCAGATGACGTTCAGCCCAAGCCGCCACCAAAGGCCCATAACTCTCGTGCCCCAACCCGGGCGTGACCAGCCTCGGCTCGATCCGACCAACTATGGCGTCATCCGTCAGAGTCGGCCCTGATCGTTTCTGGCCTTTCTTCTTTGTTTCAGATACGGGGAATGG